TCGGCGAGATGCTGCTCAACCATTCCCTGGGCAAGATCGCCTCCACCTACATCAACACGCAGGCCCGGGCGCAACGCCTGCTGGCCTTGGAAAAGTGGCATGGCTGGTTAGATGAGCGCGGCTTTCAGGCGATCCACAACCTGACAGGCGCCCAATACGAAGAATCGGATAAACCGCTGCAAGCCACGAACGACGTGGGCTGTGAGGCACTTTCGGAAATTGTGAATGGCGAGGTTTCAAAACCATGAAAAAGAGCCACGGACCTGCTTTCCGTGCTGCTCGCATCGAGCTCGCCAAATGCCCGGCCTGCCGTGGTTGCGCCGTGACGCAGGGTGTTTTCCATGAGTTGCCATGTCTGCAGTGCAATGCGTCCGGCTGGGTCTTAGCTGATACGGGCGATGCGTTGCCGCTGGAAGTGCTGGTAACCCAGCTCAGCATCCGGCTGCAGAACGCCGATCGCCAGATCGAACAAATGAGGCGACCGGCGCCGGCGCATGGCCCTGCCGCCCAGTACACACAGAACAACCGTCGCGGCGCCGGCGGCTCGAATTACACAGGAGATTGATAATGAACACTCGTAAGCCGCTGGAGCGCCCGCTGGGTGACACTGAGTACATGCTTGAACAATGGGGGTGGTGGCGAATGGATGGGATGGGAATTCCACGCTACATCTCACCACTCTATGCATTGATGAGAGAGCACACCCCTTGTGAGTCAAGTGCGAAGAGCTACGTCATTACTGATGATCTGGCACTGGCCGTTGACACAGCTGTTTCGCGCCTGGCAAGTCGCAACGAGCAAATGGGCTTATTCATATGGCTCTACTACGGAGCAAAGTGGCCGGCTCTGCGGATCGCTCGCCAGTTCAATATCGGAGAGGCCAAAGCTAGGGAAGTCATTAAGGCTGGGGTTGCCTGGGTGGATTGCGCCCTTGAGCAGATACGCTGTGCCGCGTGACTACACAAGGGCGCCGTGGACTCGCTGTTACTCGTCCGGCGGTGCGTGACAACAGGTTTGGTGTTTTGGCATGCTTGGTTTGGCTAAACCGGCTCTTGTAGCCGAATCTCACGGGATTCAGGATAGTATTGGAACATATGGAGGGTGTATGACCGGGTATGGGCTATCGTCGCTAGAAATCAAAGGTTTGCTTGAACGGGCGTTTCTCCCGGATCTTTGTCGCTGCGTCTCGCGAGAGGGTGATGACATGGACCTGACTCTCATCAGCGCTGATGACCCATCAATTTATGTGAGGGTACCGGGCATCAGCTTGCGTAGCTTGAACTCTTCTCGAGCGATCGCTGATCTAGTAGCACAGGTTAAAGGCCTTCTGGCCGCTCGTAGGGAAACGGTTGGGCTAAACTTCCCAAAAAAAATGCAAAAATAGCTTTCCGCGCGGATAGGCATCTGTTTTCATAGCAAGGTGTTTAGCTGTTCCAGCGTGGCACCGTAAAAAAAGCCCGGCGATGGTGTCGGGCTTTTTTGTCCGCGTTATACATCAGACATCTTGCTTTCGTTGATTTTCAAGAATAGGCCCTCGGCTAATGTATCGCCGTAGAAAAATATCGAAGCACGCCTGCGATCAAATTTACCAATTTTGTTCCAGCGTACGCATGACAATCCCGTTTTCGATGCTTCAATGTGAGCCTCTGCAACAGTGCTAATAGACCTAATGTCAAATGGCTTATGCTTGGGACTCAAAAAGATGAGCATGCAAAGCCAAGAATCCAGTTCTGACATGTTGGCTTTTTCAATTACCAAGACTTCTTTAGAGGTATTTAAAACGTAATGGATTTCATAGAACTCTGTAAGTCTTGCTGGGACTTTTGATAGAGTTTGCATGACGAGTTACTCCGTCGCCCTCTACTTGCCCTGTTAATTAGGGCCTTGGCAATAACCTTGTAATGTATCAGTAGTAGCTTGTTCGGATTCGGAAAATTGCAGAGCGGTTCGTCTTAGGTCCTCAATTGATACCACTAGGGCTTCTATCTGGGTTTCAATTGATTCGATATCGACCATCTAATGGTCAATTTTCTTGCTTCGGAGGAAGAGAGCGTGGCTTCGCAGTGTCTGCAGAAGCATTTCCAGCTGCAAGGTGGCATCTTTGATGTGTTGTTGCATATGCTTGAGATTAGTAGTGGGCACGCGATGCTCCAATGCTGATGCTGCTGGCTCTCAGACAGATCTGTCACGCAGCCTTCCTGTCTCTCATCTTATCGTCTACCAACGCCAAACTTCAGTAGTTTTTGCCTATTCAAGTAGTACATCAACTATTCCGAAACTATGAAAGACCTTGCCCGAAAAGCGCTACTAGGCCTCGATAACGATCATACGCCTTGGCAGCTGCTGGGGCTTCCGTATCTATCTCCCCGGTCCAGGGAGGCACTTGGATTCTACTCATGCCAGAGAAAGACCCTGACCTCTGGGCTCAGATATGGCTGCACCTGCGCTTGTACCTGAGCAACCCTCTTTGGCAAGGAGCGATCATGGCAACGGTTATTTCTGGGCTTCGTGTGTTGTACGAGGCCAAAGAGACCAGCAAGCGCCGCATCCTGCTGGAGTCACTGATTTGTGGTGGGCTGAGTCTGTCCGCAAGCAGCGTGATTGAATGGATGGAGTGGCCCTCGAGCTTGTCCGTTGCCGCCGGCGGTGCGATCGGCTTTGTCGGTGTGACCGTCATCCGCGAAATGATCGTGAAGTTTCTTGGTCGCAAGGCGGACAGCCTATGAACATGCTCAAAAGCATTGCCGCTGCACTGATCATCGGTTTAGTGGCTGCACTACTCATTGCCATCCAGCAGTACCGCGTGATCGCGCTGGAAGGGCAGGTGACGGTGCAGACGCGGGCGGCTAAGGATGCAACCGAAGCCAACACCGAAAGCCTGAAGACCATCACCACGCTCCAGGCCGAAGCCAAGCGCAACGCCAACTACCTGGCCGATTTGCAGCAACGCCTCAAGGCCAGCGAAGACAAGGCCCGCCAAGCGAGGAAGGACTTTGAAGACCTCAAGCGTAAGAGCCCGGCTGTTCGCAGTTGGGCTGATCAGCCTTTGCCTGACGGCCTGCGCGGCAAGCCCGCAGCCAGCGCCGGGAAAGACATCAGCAGTAAGGCTGGAAGCGCCGGAAATGGTGCCGTGCGAACGGGTCAGCGATAGCGATGACAGCCTGGCGCTGAACGGCGACCTTTGGGCGCTGAAGGATCGGGCCATCAACCTGCTCGATACCTGCGCTGACCAGGTCGATGCGCAGATCAAGCGCAGCCAGAGCAAGTAGGCCCAACACATATTCATAACCGCCTGTTACGACCTGCAATTGAGGAATCATCATGGACAATCAGCACAAGAAGATCACCGGTTACCGCGACCTGAACCAGTCCGAGATCGATGGAATGAATTCGATCAAGGCACTGGAAGCTGACGCCGGTGAACTGTTCAAGCAGATTGGTCAGATCGAAGGCGTTGACCAGCGTTTGCTGGCCATGGCGAAGACCAATCTGCAGCAGGGCTTCATGTGGTTCGTGCGCTCTATCGCCAAGCCAGCTGACCCATTCAGCTAATGGGGCGGCTGGACGATATACCCCCTCCACCACGAGGTAGTCAGGCCCCGCCGTTCCGCAACCCACCTGCCACCACTGAGTGGGTAGGTCGACCTGCAGGATGGCAACCGCCACCCGCACCGCCACCAATGCGCGGCGGATCAGTGCAACATGCTGATGGCATATCTGTTCTGATCATCATCGCTGCGCTTCTTGCTGGCGTAGCGATCGGCGCCAAAATGGCCGGGTGTTGGTGATGGTCTGTAGCGGCTGTGACCTCCGGCGTAGACGAATGACCAAGGCCGCCAAATTGGCCTATCGCCGATTGAAGGGGTTGATATCGCCCGAGCTGCCTACCGAGGATGTGAGCCATGCCACCCCGAACGATGAAACCGTGCGCCGCCTCGGGCTGCCAAGTGCTGAGCCGTAACCCTAAGTACTGTGATGAGCATGCTCATCTGGCCAAGCCGTGGGGAACGAGGCAGGGCTCAGGTCGTGGTGGCCGACCATGGCGCAGGCTTCGCGAGCAGGTGCTGAAGCGTGACAAGTACATGTGCCGCTGTGCCGAATGCACCCGTCTGGGTCGTATAAGGCCTGCCGACGAGGTGGACCACATCCTCGCCCTGGCCCATGGCGGTTCGGATAGCATGAGCAACCTGCGGGCCATCAACCATGTCTGCCACCTGGCGAAGACGCAGGCGGAGAGCCGAGCGGCCCGGCTGGATCGTTGAAGCACGCCAGTGTCCCGGTGCGGAAGCTCCGCCTGGCTTTGAGGCACGCCGTTGCCCCGGCCGTTCGTTGGATCTGCACCGTCATGGGGCGAGGGGAGGGTCGAAACCCCAGGACCTACGGATGCGGACACCGCCTGCCCGTCTTTTTTCTACACCCGCGAAATTAAAAATTCAGGAGTTGCGCGATGGGAGGCACCGCCACGGTCGCCGGCCGTGGTCGCAAACCCAAGCCGACGGCCAAAAAAGAGCTGGCTGGAAACCCTGGCAAGCGTGCGCTGAACAAGGCAGAGCCTCAGTTCTCGCAGATCACCAATGTCGATCCACCGGACTGGCTTAGCGATCGCGCGGCGACCATGTGGAAAATGATTGTGCCCGAGCTCCTACGCGAGAACGTTGTGGCGCTCACCGATCTGCACAACGTAGAAGCGTTCTGCGTAGCCTATGACAACTGGCGCATGGCACAAGAGTCGATCCAGTCATCTGGCATCGTTGTTACAGGCGCCACGGGCGGACCGATGAAGAACCCGGCTTTGACCGCTGCCAACGAGACGATGCGGCAGATGGTCACGTTCGGTTCGATGCTCGGCCTTGACCCCGCCAGCCGAACCCGCCTCATCGGTGGCAACAAGGAGAAAGAAACCAACGCATTCGCTGACCTATTGAGATCCTGAATGGCCAAGTCCGCCCACCCCAACGTCGATAAAGCGATGGTGTGGGCCAGGTCTCTATTGCGCGGCAAGGTGCCGGCCTGCCGGTTCATTCACCTCGCGGTACAGCGTCACTTCGACGACCTGGCGGCGAGCAGAAAGCGGTCCTTCAAGTACAAGTTCGACCCGGCCAAAGCAGAAAAGAAGCTGAAGCTGATCCAGCTCTTGCCGCACACCAAGGGCGAGTGGGCGTTCAAGCGTCAGCTGATCACCCTCGAGCCTTGGCAGATGTTCGGCATGGCCGTGACCTTCGGGTGGGTCAAGAAAAAGGGCGGTCATCGCAGGTTTCGTGAGAGCTACTGGGAAGTGCCCAGGAAAAACGGCAAGTCGGTGATTGCCGCCGGCGTGGGCATCAGCATGTTTGTCGCTGATGGCGAATTCGGCGCCGAGGTCTATTCAGGGGCGACTACCGAGAAGCAAGCGTGGGAGGTGTTCAGGCCAGCAAAGCTGATGGTGAGCAAGTCACCCATGCTGATCAAGGCAGCGGGCATCGAGGTCAACGCCTCGAACATGAACAAGCCATCGGACTTCAGCCGCTTCGAGCCTTTGATCGGAGACCCAGGTGACGGCGCTTCGCCCAGTTGCGCGATCGTCGACGAGTACCACGAGCACCGCACCGCTGCCCAGTACGACACCATGCTCACTGGTATGGGTGCCCGGCGGCAGCCGCTGATGTTCATCATCACAACGTCCGGCGCCGATATCGAAGGGCCATGCTACGACAAGCGCCGTCAGGTCATCGAAATGCTCGAGGGAACGGTCCCTGACGATGAGCTGTTCGGCTACATCTGGACACTGGACGAAGGCGATGATTGGACCGACCCCAAGATGTTGGCGAAGGCCAATCCCAATCACGGGGTTTCGGTATTCCAGGAGTACCTGGAAAGCCAGCAGGCAAGGGCCATTCGCTCTGCTCGGTTCACCAACACCTTCAAGACGAAGCACCTCAATCTGTGGGTGAGCGCCAAATCCGGCTTTTACAACATGGCCAAGTGGAAGGCGTGTGAAGACACATCGCTGACCCTGGACCAGTTCGAAGGACAAGAGTGGATTGGCGCGTTCGACCTGGCGCGCAAGCTTGATATGAACTCAAGGGCGCGTCTGTTCTGGCGTGTCATCGATGGTCGGATCCACTACTACAGCATCGCTCCCAAGTTCTGGGTGCCTGAAGACACCGTTTTTAACAGCAACAACAAGCGCATGTCCGAACGGTTTCAGGCCTGGATCAATTCTCAGCATTTGGACGTTACGCCGGGGGCCGAGATCGATTACCGCGAAATCCTGGAGGACACCAAGGATGCCAATCATCAGGCGCCGTTGCGGGAATCGCCCATTGACCCGCATGGCGCTACCGGGCTGAGCCACGATCTGGATGACGAGGGGTTCTGCCCCATCACCATCATCCAGAACTACACCAACATGTCAGACCCCATGAAAGAGCTCGAGGCTGCCATTGAGGCTGGCCGGTTCCACCATGACGGTAATCCGATCATGACCTGGTGTATCGGCAATGTGATCGGCAAGCACCTGCCGGGCAACGATGACGTGGTACGGCCCATCAAGCAAGGCGATGACAACAAAATCGATGGCGCGGTTGCGCTGATCATGGCTGTCGGTCGAGCAATGGCGCAGGTCGTGGTGAGCGATGGCGGCATTGACCGATTTATGGATTCAATCCGGGACCCTATATTCGAATGAACACAGCATCGATCATTTACCTGCTGACCGCAGTACTGGGCTTCGGCTTCGCGGTGACAGGCGTTTACGTCCTGTTGGGGGTGGGGTGGGCATTTCTTGCCGCTGCTGTCTCGTGCTTTGTGGCAGCAGCGTTCATTCGCAAGGGGCTGACCAGTGGCTAAATCCCTGAAGTCTGTCCTGAGCAGCGCTGTCATGGCGCCCCGGTCTTCGATTATTGATTGGGTAGGCCGCTCGATTTCTGGAGGGGCTTCCGGTATCTGGTCGCAGACCGTGGGCAGTACATCCGCCAACGGCAAGACCGTGACGATCAACAAGGCCATGCGTCTTGCCGCCTGCTGGTCGTGTGTGCGCCTGATCTCCGAAACAATAGCGACCCTGCCACTTGGTCTGTACCGGCGGATGCCTGATGGTGGTCGAGAGGTAGCCAGTGACAACGACTTGCACTGGATCCTGAACACCAACCCCAACAGCCGCATGACCGCCGTGCAGTTCTGGGAAGCGGTAGTGGCCTCAATGCTGCTGAAGGGGAACGCGTTCGTCGAGATCATCCGCATCAACGGTCGAATCGTCGCGCTTGAGTTCTTGCTGCCCAACCGCGTGGAGATGGACGTAGCCGATAACGGCGAGCTCATTTACCGGTACCGGGAAAAGACCGGTCGGCCGCGCGACATTGCCGGCGGCGACATGATGCACATCCCGGCATTCTCCCTGGATGGGCAGGTTGGGCTTTCACCCATAGCCTATGGTGCCGATGTGTTTGGTGCGGCAATGTCGGCCGAGGACGTGGCCAGCGCCACCTTCAAGAACGGCATGCACCAGACCGTAGCCTTCGAAGTGGATCAGGTGCTCAACAAGCAGCAACGCGATGACTTCCGGGATTATGTCCGGCGCATCAGCGGCGCAATGAATGCTGGCAAGTCACCGGTTCTGGAGAAGGGCGTCAGTGCAAAGGTAATTGGCATCAACCCCATTGATGCTCAGTTACTGGAATCGCGAGAGTACAGCGCCGAGGAAATCTGTCGTTTCTACATGGTGGATCCGACCTTGGTCGGCTACAGCGACAAAGCATCAAACTGGGGTACCGGGCTTGAGCAAAAGCTGCTTCGTTTTCTGACCTTCACACTGCGCAGTTACATGCGCCGCATCGAGGAGGCGATCAGTCGCAAGCTTGTGACGCCTGCGCAGCGCCGGCAGATTTACCCGGAGTTTTCCATCGAAGGCTTGATGCGCGCTGACAGCGCGGCACGGGCCACGCTGTACTCAGGCATGGTCCAGAACGGCATTTACACGCGTGACGAATGCCGGATGAAGGAGAACCTACCCAGGATGGGTGGCAATGCCGGGGTACTCACCGTGCAAACCAACCTTTCCCCGATCGATCAACTCGGTCGGGGCGATGACGGGCAGGCCGCAAGGGCTGCTCTGCAGAACTGGCTCGACCAGCCGGCCAACTCGAAGGAATAAATCATGCAACCCAAATCCAAGGCTGGCAGTTTCAACTGCGAGCTGAGCCCGCGCGCGCTCGACAAATGGAACCCGGCCATCAAGGCGGCCGTGGAGTCCACCGGCGACACCATCACCATCTACGGCGTGATCGGCGAGGACTGGTATGGCGACGGTGTGACTGTCTCCCGCATCGATGCTGCCCTGCGCTCCATCGGCGACAAGGCTGTCACCGTCTACATCAACTCGCCCGGCGGCGACATGTTCGAAGGCCTGGCCATCTACAACCGTCTGCGTGAGCACAGCCAGGAAGTCACCACCAAGGTGCTCGGCCTGGCCGCCTCAGCGGCATCGGTCATCTACATGGCCGGCGCCAAGCGGGAGGTAGCCAGCAGCGCCTTCCTGATGATCCACAACTGCTGGACGTTGGCTGTAGGCAACCGGCATGGCCTGCGCGACATCGCCGATACCATGGAAGAGTTCGACGCCGCCATGGCCGACCTCTACGCCGAGGGCAGCGGCCAGCCGGTTGCCGACGTCGCCGAAATGATGGACGACGAGACCTTCATCCGCGGCAAGCGCGCCTCGGAGCTGGGCTTCGCCACCGGCCTGCTGTCTTCCGACGAGATCACCGAGCGTCAGGACGAACAGACTCAGCAGAGCAACGCCCTCAAAGCGATGGACGTAGCCCTGGCGAAGGCGGGCATGACCCGCAGCGAACGGCGCGAGCTTTTCGCCACTTTCAAGTCCAGCACGCCGCGCGCTGCTGGCGAGGGCAAGCGCAACGCTGCCCCGACCGATAAGCCTCGCGCTGTCGAGCTGGACCTGGCACCCCTGCCGAAACTCTCTTTCTCTGTCCCTGCATGAGGCTTCACACCATGATGAAATTTCGCTTGTCCCCGGCATTCTTGATGGCTGTGCTGTCCATCGCTGCCATGATTC